ACGGCACAAGATATCAGTAATCATCAGGATTTTCGCACCTTTTTTACCGCAAAATTCGTTCTAAAAATACAGTAAATTTTCCGCAAAATGAAAATTTATTCACGAAATTACAAATCAATTTTCAGCTTTGTATCAAGAGTGCGTGAAATGTTCAGTTTGCTTGTTTTATCAACATGAGCATAAAAGTTCAATGTGGTTGCGGCACTGCTGTGTCCGAGCTACTCCTGAACCTGAACAACCGTAAATCCCATATTAAGCAAATTACTTGCAACGCTGTGTCTGAGGTCATGAAGTCGGATATTCGGCAAATCACTCTCAACAATCATTTGATGAAAATTTTTCGTGAGATAATTTGGTGTGATGACCTTGCCGTCAGGCCATACACACACATAATCGTTGTCAATATAGCCGCTGCCGAGCAACCTCTTTTCACTCTCCTGCTTTCTTTTTTGAGCAAGCAGATATTGAAATACCTTGTCGGGAATCGGAAGTGTTCTGTAACTGCTTTCGGTCTTTGGCGGTGAAGTATATGAGCCACCAACATGCTGTTGAAGTGTTTCGCTGATTGTAATTGTCCTGTTTTCCATATCAACAGCTTTCCACTTCAAGCCAAGCACCTCTCCACGGCGTAATCCGAATACGGCGCAGATTGTAACAGGCACTTCAATCGGGGTGTCCTTAACTGTCTTCAAAAGCTCATTAACCTGCCTTTCGTTCAAATACTGGCTTTTGAATTTTACCGAATGAGGCTTCCTTGCAAGTGTCGCAACATTGACCGTTATAATGCCCTTTCGTGCCGCATCATTCAAAGCCTTGCTTATGCAGCGGTGGATGTGCGTTATTGTTGTGGGCGACAGCGGTTCGCTTCCGTCAGATTTACTTTTTTCAAAAACAAGGTACTTGTAAAAATCTTCAAGGTCACTCACTTTCAATTCCTGAATTTTTATTCTTCTCGGATAAAAGTACGGCACAATATGGTTTCCCACATTTCCCGAATAGCCTCTGTATGTATTCGCCCTGATTTCCGGCTCAATTTCATCAAGCCACTCAACCATATAATCGGCAAAATACATATCGCAGTAGTCCACATTGCGTTTTGAATACTCACGGCACTTTTCATTGAGAAATTCCTTTGCCCGCTTTTTATTCCCTTTGACTTCAAAACCTGTTGAAATCCATTTTGTTCTGTATTTGATATTTCCTTTTTTAGTAAGTTCGTTTGTTCTCAGGCTCAGAACTGCATAATATTTTCCGTCCTTTACCTGAAGGCTGCCTGATACTCCCATTTATAATCTCCTTTCATAATGAGAACAGACTGCCAATGCACATACTAATTGTACTCTGCGTTGACAGTCTGTTCAAGTGTTTATTGGCTATTTCTCGTTACTTTTTTCGGCATTGAGAAATTCTTCGAGATATTTTTTAGGAATGATGTATCTACGCCCCGCTCTAACGGATTTGATTGTACCTTCTTTAAGCATTTTATAGGTCAATGTTCTGCCTGTATGGAGAATACTCATAAGATCAACCGTAGTCAGCACATCACTGTAATTGTCGAGAATACCTTTCTTTTCGCTTTCGCTCATAAATTCACCTCCAATCTATAAAATATTTTCATCAAACCAATAAGCCTGAAAGATTTTTCCGCTGTTTGTCAAAAACCGTCCCTGTGAAGATTTTGCAATTTTATCTGAGGCATCCGTATTGTCAAGAATAATCTGCAACAACACATTATCCGCCCTACCGCATATTCTCGTATCAATGTTATTCCGTATCTGACCGTTGAGGATTGCGGCATCAGGTCTTTGTGTTGCAAGAACAAGGTGAATTCCAAAGGCTCTGCCCTGCCTTGCTATTATTGAAAGTTCGGATTCGATTTTCAAAATTTCGTCCTTCTGTTGCTTTGAAAGACCTGTTTTGTCAAGCACTTCGGCAATCTCATCACACGCAAATACAATTCTGTAAAGTTTTTTCTCGGCATTACGATTGTATTCGTCAATATTTGCGACACCTGCCGTGCGAAGAATTTGTTTTCTGTTTTGCAATTCATCGGTTATGCTGACAAGCACCTTATACAAGGTCTTTTCATCAGTCAGCAAAGAGCATTTCGTATGCCATATCGGCGGAAAGTCTACGCCGCCTTTAAAATCTGCAATATAGATTTTTGCACCTTTTTTAACGCACTGCATTAAAACAAGTTTGAGTAAAATGCTCTTACCTGAACCTGTTGAACCGCCGATAAGCATATGTGGAATTTTGGATATATTTACGCTTACCCGTCCCGAATAGCCTTCGCCGAGTACAATTTCAAAACATTCCTTACTGAGCATATTTTCTGACCATTCAATAAAATCAGAAAGTCTGTTTTCGCCGGCAACACATTTAACAATTACACTTCGGCAGTTTTTACCTTCATATATCTCATCAATATGTATGTTGAGTGCAGACTCTATCCTGTCTTGATTGTCCGCCCATTCAGAAAGGGGAATACCAAAGGTTTTGAATTCAAGAGTTATAATTTTGCTGTTATTTTTATCAATAGACTTTGATAAAAGTAACGGAGCTTCTCCGACAGAATTCACGAAACCGATTCTGTGAAGATTATTGCTGACACCGATTGAGCCAAACGGCATACCGAATAAAAAAGTCAGGGCAAATGTTACTGACGGAATCAAAATAAGCACCAGCACAGAAGTCATAAATTTCTGCAAATTCTGAAAATAACCGTAAGGCTGCCAGATTGAATAGCGACATTCCCAGAAAATCAAACAAAATGCAAGATAGATAATCGCAATAACTCTGCCCGAAATTTTTCCGAAAATTCTTTTCAGTCCGTTTGAGAAATATATGCAGAGAATACGCATATTCCACCGATTATGAAGACTTGATTTGTCGTTGTTATCAATCATCCGCTTTAACCTCTTTCACCTTGTTGATTTCAGTAACCGTGTAGGTATTGACATCGGTATATTCCACAAGAAAGTTTATTCTTCGCAGAAAGGCTTTCCATGTTTCAGGCTTATAATGCTGAACCTCGCTGTATTGCTCACCGAGAGAAATATTTGAGGTGATATACACCGTGTCATAGCAAGCGACTTTGTCGTTGAATCTTGCCGGAAGCATAAGAGGATAAATGTCAAGATAATTCAGCATATCTTCTATCGGAATCTGTGACGCAAATTCTTCAAAAACGAGTACAGATTGTCCGTGATAGCTGTCAAAATTTATCCCTGTACTACGGCGATAAGCAGTAATTCTGCAAATATCGGACGCTCTGTGTTTTTGATATATTCCCATTGTTTTGCCTGTTCCTGACTTTCCGTAAACATAGTAAACGGTAACCTGTCTTTTCTTTTCACGGAACATATTTGAAAGTACGGTCTGCCTGAGTGTGTCAATCTCTTTTATCCTAAAGGCATATTTCGGGTGAAGCTTGATAATTTCGTAGGTATCAAGTCCGTTTTCGATTTCTTCAATCAGAGCGGACATATCGGGAGAATTTTCATCAACAGGCTTTGGAACATTACCAACCTCTTCAAAAGTATCAATTAGATTTGTCTGTTCCTTATCTGAGCCTTGCCACTTGCCCTCCTTTCGGAGATAGTCACGATTTTCCATTACACTGCCGTTAGCCTTGTCGATATGTGCAACAGGGAATCTGTTCTTCAATGTTGAAAAGCGAATCGGCGATTTTGAGTAAATGAAAATGTGCATATGCTTTGTGCCTGTGGTTGCAATTTCATCCACAAGACAAAAATAATCGGGACTGAACAGGTGCAGAGTATTCTTGACCGCATTATGGTCAAGCTCGTAATCATCAGGGTTATTTATGGTCAACAGCCACTTCCTCGACTGAGGATTTGAACTGCCCATATAAAAACCTCCCTGCTACTGCTACATTGCTACGATAGGGGTAATACTCCCCCTATCGCAGAGCCTCTGCACGGTGTGCTTAAGGCACACCATGCAAAGACTGACTTGGTGCAGTTTAAGCCTTTCCCGCATTGACAGCACGAATATTCTTCGCCGTTGCAGAAACCTTGTAACCCTCGGGAGTCCAATACGGACGCATCTCAAGTCCGTCAAAGATGACCACCGGATAATGCCTGTCATCAGGCTTTTCAAGTTTGCACTCGCCGTCAATCTTGATCGTCAGCTTTTCAAAAGCCTTATCAGGCAAGGCAACGGTGTACTTAAATCCGCTGACTTCACCTGTTCTCTTGCCGTTCTCATAGACATACGCAGGTGCAACATCTACAAGCACAGGATTTTTGCCGATTGTCTTGTTGGCATCAATCGCAATTAAGTTAATGTTCATTCTTAAAATCCTTTCAAATAATAAATTATCATCGATGATGGCTATATTATACATTTCTGATTTTTATCAGTCACTCCGATTTACCGGATTGACAAATGAAAAAACTGTTAATTTTGCAAACGCACAAATTGTAAAAAAACAAGGCACACTGCAAAATACTGCAATGTGCCTTAATAATCATATCTTAATGAAGCTTAAGCATTCGAGCTAATCTATCATTCTCTATCTTATTTTCAATATAACTATTTACTTTTTCAATAGCATATTGAATAGGATCAAGCTCATCCTTGCCCTCATTAAGGTATTCGGGAATCTCTTCTAATATCTCATACGCTGTATTCGATATTACGGTGTTCGTTCTGCATATTCCGGCTTTAGTTAACAATGAATAGATTATATCTACATCAATATATAACGCTAATGCAAACATAAAACGAAACACCTTAAGTCTTCCGAAAGTGATATCGTAATGATTGATCAAACTGTTAATGGTATCATTTGAAAATTCGGTTATCAACTTGATATCCTCCCAGGTGATGCCATTATTTCTCATAATAGTTTTTACAACATTACCAAAGGTTTCACTCCCATTTGTTTTAACATCTTTAGATGTAATATTTTTGCTGTTTTGCATACTACTGCATCAAAACACAATATCCATACGGTAACTAAATTTTTAAATTTATATTGCATAATATAACCTCCTTAAAAAAATTATTTTTTGATGACTTTTTTAAGTCCTGTCATCACGGACTTTTTATAGGCACTAAACATTAGTGCTGATTACTAAATTTTCTCTTTGACCTATAACATGATTTATATTATCGGTCGGTTATAAATGATTTATTTCCATACAGTATTTTTATACCATTTAACCCTCGTATGGAAGGGTTCTCGTGTTAGTTTTGCAAACAAAAAAGAGCACAAATCAAAATTGTACTCTTTCGTCTTTCATAATCGAATATAACATAGCCGATTATGTTTCTATTTAATTTTCATTGATTTCGAGTAAAAAAGGGTACACTACCCTAGGGAACTCAAAAATGACTTAAAATCATCTACTTCAGTGCAATGTTTCAGCACCGTTTCATCTTAATTCAAATTCAAAGTTTTACCTTTGATCTAGCTTTTCGCCAATTTAATCTTTTAATTGATTTTTCTTAACAACTTAGGTAACAAGGAGAATACCTAAATAATATCACATTCATAAAAATATTGCAATAGTTATTTACAATTTTTCACAATATTCCGTATTGCAATTTACAAAATATCGGTTTCATAAACCTATTTTTTGTAAATTGGGGCTTACTTTTATGTCTGTTTACACTTCCATTACATTATCAGTCCAAAGCTCGCACTGTGTCATAACCGTCTGCACAGCATCTTCCATACCTTCGGGCGGATACTTGTGCTTTTTCAGGAGCTTTTTGATAAGCATACGCATTTTTGCTCTTGCAGACTCTCGTTTTTGCCAATCAATCGTCTTGTTTTTGCGGAGAGTATCAGCAAGTTCTTTTGTAATTGCAATTAACTCGTCATTTTCGTAAAAATCTTTAATTGCCTGTGGCTTAGTCAAAGCATCATAGAAGGCAAGCTCATCAGCAGTAAGTCCGAGTTCTTCGCCCTCTTTTTGCGCTGCCGCAATTTGCTTTGCCAGCTTCAGCATTTCTTCAATGACTTCTTCATTGGTCAGCATACCGTTCAAATATGCATTGAGCGAACGCTGCATAATCTCGCTGAATTTCTCGGATTTAACCACATTAGTTCTTCGATATACTGAAACCTGTTCTGCAATAAGTTTTTTAAGCAACTCAACCGCAAGATTCTTCTCTTTCATATTGGCAACTTCTTCAAGGAATTTCGGGTCAAACAAAGAAAATTCTTCCTTAATGTCCGAGAAAAGATTGATAACTCCGTCGCTTTTGATACTCTGCTTCAAAAGCTCGTTTATTCTTGCGTTCATTTCCGGCAGAGAAATCTTTTTGTCCACACCGGTATTCGTCAATCTGAGAACCAGTACACGCACAGACTCAAAGAACGCCGCTTCAAATCTGCTGTCCTCATCAACCAAAGAAGAACAGAGAGATAATGCCTGATGAAGCATAAGGGCTTCTTTTACGAAAGAGTCTTTATCATCAACCTTTTCTCTGCCCATAATAAAGTTGACAGCACCGCTGATTGTTTTTGCTCTTTCAAGGTCTGTTCCGTTTTTGAACTTGGAGTAATCGTATCCGTGAAATTTATCTCGGCACACATCTAACTTCTTAAGAAATTCAGGATATGCAACTTTTGCTACATCGGTATCGCCGTAGTTCTTTTTATCACGGGAGGTGTAGTCATTCATTGCCTGCTTCAAGGCGGTGGCAATTCCGACATAGTCAACAACAAGACCGCCTTCTTTATCACGGAACACACGGTTTACACGGGCGATAGCCTGCATAAGATTGTGTCCGGACATAGGCTTGTAAACATACATTGTGGCAAGAGACGGCACATCAAAGCCTGTAAGCCACATATCAACAACAATCGCAATTTTAAGCGGACTGTTGTTGTCCTTAAATTTCTTTGCAAGTTCGTTTTTGTGGTGCTTGTTTCCGATTATTTCACGCCATTCTTCCGGGTCATTGTTGCCGGAAGTCATAACAACTGCAACCTTTTCTGTCCAAGCAGGACGAAGTTCTAAGATACGCTTGTAAATTTTCATAGCGATAGGGCGAGAATAAGCAACAATCATTGCTTTACCTGTCAGCAGGTTTTCTCTGTTGTTCTCGTAGTGGTCGAGTATATCGCTTACTAGCGAATTGATGGTGTTATCATTGCCGAGGATTGCTTCCATCTGACCGAGTTCACGCTTGCTCTTTTCGATAACTTCTTCATCGGCATTGGCGGACATAATATCATACTCGGTATCAATCATCCGTAGCGTTGCTTCATCGAGATTGAGCTTAATTACACGGCTTTCGTAATAAACTGGGCGGGTTGCTCCGTCCTCGACAGCCTGTGTCATATCGTAAATGTCGATATAGTCACCGAATACCTCACGGGTGCTGCGGTCTTTTGAAGAAATAGGTGTGCCTGTAAAACCGATATATGTAGCGTTAGGTAAGGTGTTGCGGATAACACGAGCCGTACCGATTTTTACCTTACCGGTTTTAGCGTCCACGGTTTCAGTCAGTCCATATTGTCCACGGTGCGCTTCGTCTGCCATAACAACGATGTTGTGGCGTTGGGATAACGCTTCGTGCGACTCCTCGAACTTTTGCATAGTGGTAAAAATAATGCCGTTCGCCTGTCTGCCGTCCAACCAGTCCTTTAATCCCACATCATTTTTACCCGAAGTTTCTGTCAGCTTTCTGCAAGTAGCGTGTACCGGCTCTTGCCTCAAAAAGTCCTTGCACTTTGCGAACTGACCGTAAAGCTGGTCGTCAAGGTCGTTTCTGTCGGTAATAACAACAATAGTCGGGCTGTCTAATGCCTCTTGCAATAAATGAGCGTAAAATACCATAGACAGCGACTTTCCGCTGCCTTGGGTATGCCAAAATACGCCGCCCTTACCATCGGTAACGGTAGCGTGCTTTGTGGATTCAATCGCTTTTCTGACTGCAAAGTATTGATGATACCCTGCGAGTATCTTAAACGAATTGATACCCTCGTTAGAAAAGCAGATAAAGTTTTTGATTATATCAAGCAGTCGTGCCTTTTGGAACATACCCTCAAAGAAAGTATCAAACTGGGCATACTGTGTGTTTTCATAGTCGCCGTCTTTTGTTTTCCACTCCATAAAGCGGTCTTCACCGGAGGTGATCGTACCCGCTTTGGAGGTCAACTGGTCGCTCATAACACAGATGGCGTTATATACAAACATTGACGGAATTTCCTGCATATAATTACGGAGCTGTCTGTACGCTTCGGAAGCGTCCGTTTCTTCACGGGAGGGAGATTTTAGCTCAACTAAAACTACCGGCAAGCCGTTCAAAAAGAGAATTACATCAGGGCGTTTATTGCTGTTTTCAATGAAAGTCCATTGATTAGCAACGATAAAGGAGTTATCGTCGGGATTTTTGTAGTCAACGAGATAGACGATAGAGGAGCGTTCCTCACCGTCAACAAAATACCTAACAGGAATACCGTTTTGCAAATAGTCCATAAAGACAGCGTTTTTCTGCACAAGCTCTCCGTTTTCAAAGTTTTTGAGCTTGAATAAGGCATCCTGAATTGCGTCATCAGGCAGACCTCTGTTCAAACGATACAGGGAGTCAATCAGAACCTCCTCATATAACGGACAGTAAAAATCCCTTTCTATATCGGGACCGTATGCGTAATCGTACCCTAAATCATTTCTAAACAGCTCGATTACAGAGTTTTCATAATCTGCTTCGGTATATAATCCCGGCATTTTCGTTTCTCCTTTTTTATAGTTTGGCTATTTCTATTGTATAACCATTCCTATTCATTTCTTTTGCTAATGAAAGAGCCGCATCTTCAACATTATTTTTAAACGGAATATATAAAAGTCCACTAATATCTGAAGGTGACTCCATATCTTCTGCTTGTGATAATAAAATAGCAACTTTAGAGCGTCCTTTTGCTGCAAGCAACATTCCTAATTCTAAGACAACATTTTGTCTAACACGATACTTTTTTCTATCTTCGCTATCCTTTGCATATCCGATATCATCAGGTGTAGCAAGTACTATGCCAAAATCAGCTTGATTTGTATATTTTTCAAGTTTTTCTATTATGGTGCTTCCGTCCGATGGAAGTTGGTCTAAAATTAGCGGTTCCAAATCCCATCTGCGAAGCATTGCCTCCAATTGTGTTCTTGCATTTTTATCGTGTCCGTAAACAACAAAAACTTTGTTATTTTGTGGTATGCCTGTTGTTGGCGCAGACAATAATTTCTCAATTTCAGATACATTTTTACCTTGGCAGTTTACCGTTCCTTTATCCCAGCAATTTACATTACATCCATTAGCAAGTTTTAATACTGTTCCAAGGTTATTTCCTGCACGATTTTCCTGCGAAATAGTTTGTCCTGACTTCTTAAGTAATACTTTTACTTGTTCGATAGTTAAGTTAATAGCCATAATTAAAATCCTTTCTTTTTATTATAAACAATAATTTAGAGCAACAAGCTCAAGCTCTTTTTAAGTCTTGGTTTGTTGAGTTCGAGCCATTTAATGGAACTATGCCTTCTGACTGGGAAATTGTTCCTCTCGAAAAAATTGCTGATTTTCAAAACGGCTATGCGTTTAAGAGTAAGGAGCTTTTAAATGAACCGTCACCAGACTGTTATCAAGTATTTAAACAAGGACATATTGCTCGTGGCGGTGGATTTATTCCTGATGGAACAAAAAGCTGGTATCCAAAGAACATTGCATCAAAATTAGAGAAATTCGTTCTCAAAAAAGGCGATATACTTATGGCAATGACAGATATGAAAGACAATGTGGCAATATTAGGTAACACAGCCGTTATGCCACTTGATAATGAGTACATTGTCAATCAGCGAGTTGGACACCTCAGAGCAAATGGATACAAAGGAGTGACTTATCCATTTATTTATTTACTTACTAACAGTACGGATTTTCTTGTTGACCTGCGTAGCAGAGCAAATAGCGGGGTGCAAGTAAACCTATCATCTTCTGAGATTAAAGCTTCGCAAACTGTTTTACCTTCAGAAGAAGTAAATAATGCTTTTTCTGAGATAACTCTTCCTATGTTTGAAATTATAATAAACAATCAGCTTGAAAATCAACGCTTGGCACAACTCCGAGACACACTTTTACCAAAGCTAATGTCCGGCGAACTTGATGTCTCTGATATTGAACTCTAAGCCGCTAAATTATTGTTTATTGCATTATTGAGTGCAATTTTTTCATCTATTGGATTAAGGCAAGAAAGTATTGTTTCTTGCTCTACCAATGACGGAATATCAAATTCAAGTCTATTAAGAGTTTCAGTTCTCAAGCTTGGAATTGTTGTTCCCTCATTATAGTTATTTAAGTCAATAAGCGACATAACATAATAAAGATATTTAGGAAGTACAATATCCGTATTTACGATGGTGTAGAAAAGTGTGTCAACTGTCCAAAACGGATGCTCTACATACTTAACTTTTCCTATTGTGCCTTTTCTTCCAATCAATACAGAAGGTTTATCATAAAGAGCGGTTGTCGCATACCCCATCAGTCCACCAGTACCATAGATAGGAATGTTTCCATTTTCTGATAGAACCTTTTTTTGATTTTTTCCGTATTTAATAGTTGCCAAGTCAGAAAGAGCGTATCTATTAAACTTCATACCCAATCGCCCCCAGTTTCTTACGGATTTCGTCCTCTAATTCGTGGGACTTTGCAAACATCTCAGATAATTCGGAGGTAAGGCGAGTCATCTTTTCTTCAAACGGCTCTCCATCGTCCTCGACTTCTTCAATACCAACATATCTGCCCGGTGTCAAAATGAAGTCCTGATTTTCGATTTCCTGAAGGTCGGCAACCGCACAGAAGCCTTTGACATCTTCAAGCGTACCTTCTTGGAATGCCGTAAATGTATCTGCAAGCTTTTGAATATCCTCATCGGTAAAATCTCTGTGCTTACGGTCAACCATATAGCCCATCTTGCGGGCGTCAATAAACAGGGTTTTGCCTTTTTGCTTTTTGTTCTTGGTAATAAACCAAAGCGTAACAGGAATTGTAACGCTGTAAAAGAGCTGAGTCGGCAGAGCGACGATACCTTCCACAAGGTCAGCCTGAATAATGTTCTTTCTAATTTCTCCCTCGCCGCTGGACTGAGAGGATAAAGCACCGTTAGCAAGTACAAGACCGATTTTTCCATTCGGTGCAAGGTGGTGTATCATATGCTGAATCCACGCATAGTTGGCATTGCCGGCAGGCGGTGTTCCGTATTTCCAACGAACATCTTCTTTGAGCTTTTCCTGTCCCCAGTTGGAAAGGTTGAAAGGCGGATTTGCCATAATGAAATCTGCTTTCAAGGTCTTGTGTAGGTCATTGAAAAATGTATCTGCCTGATACGGACCGAAATCGGCGTCAATGCCACGAATAGCCATATTCATTTTAGCCATTTTCCAAGTGTCGGCATTGGACTCCTGACCGTAAACGGCGATTTCGCCACGCTTACCGCTGTGAGCCTGAATGAACTTTGCACTCTGTACGAACATACCGCCCGAACCGCAACAAGGGTCATATACACGGCAATTCTTGAACGGCTTTAAGATAGCAACGATTGTTTTAACAATACTTGCAGGAGTATAGAACTCGCCACCCTTAACACCTTCGTATGCGGCGAACTGCTGAATACAATACTCATAAGTTCTGCCGAGCAGGTCTTTGCTTTCTTCGGTGTCACCCATATCCATATTAGTGAACAGGTCAACGACATCACCCAAAACACGCTTGTCCAAATCAGGACTTGCGTAGTTCTTAGGCAATACATTTTTAAGAGTTGTATTTTCCTTTTCTATGGCTCTCATTGCATCATCAATAACTGTTCCTATTTCAGGTGTGTGAGCAGCAGAAGCAATTTTGCTCCAACGGGCATTTTCGGGAACAAAGAAAATATTTTCCATAGTATATGCATCCCTATCATCTTCAAACCCGTCACCCTCAGCTACGAGTTCCTGATAGCGTTTTTCAAATGCACTTGATATATAACGCAGAAAAATAAGACCTACGATAACCTTTCTGTATTCTGCCGCAGGAATGTGTCCCCAAAGCACACAAGCCGCATCCCAGATTTGTTTTTCAAAGCCAAGATTTGCATTATTTTTTTGAGCCATTTCTATTTTCCTTTCCTCTCAATGATTTTTATTCGATTATTATTTATGTATAAAGTTACAATTATAAGTTTAATTATATCACATCACCATGTCGAATTCAATAAAATTATTTATAATACCTGCTTTTTTAATCACTTTTTTGTGTATTTTGTTATACGAAATCTATAAAATATTAGCACTTTAATAAACAAAAAGCTGAGGAGCAAATATCCTCAGCCTTTATACTTATCTTTAAATTTCAATTTCACTGCCATCTTCAAAACGAATTGAATATCTGTCTGCATACCATCCTACATTATCATTTTCAAATTCAAGCTTTAAGTCATCTGCAACCGAGAGCGGATTTATATTATCGTCAATATATTTTGGTTTGCCGTAACGAATTCCATCCAAACATTCAAGACCTTTATCATCATGTAATTCATGTTTAGCAACACTATGAACATTCTGTCTAGCAACGAGATAAATCTTTTTCATAATATAACCTCCGATATATAATTTACTAATTTTTGACAAGTTGATTTCAGGGCTATTTTTTCAAAAGCTAACTTAATCAAAGGGAATCTGCAAAAATGCAATCGATTTCTCTGACATTTTTACCTATCAATAATATTATACTAAACATTTCATTCATTTGTCCAACCCTTAAACAAAAAAATATTGATTTTTTAGCATGCTCAAAGTTTTATGCATTGGCAGTTTTTGGATATTGCAGTCATGTTATACAGTTCGTTTTTGAAATTTGCGAGTAAAAAATCTTTGTGCTACGGTGTAATAAAATTTTAAAATATATTATCTTGTTCCTTTGAAAATCGGCAGGCAAACTAAAATGACAGTAAGTTTGACAGTAAGTTTGACTGCATTTTATCTTGTTTTAACTTAATTCAAAATTACTCAACTGAATTTTTGAAATCTCAAAAACCCAGTGTTTAAGCCACTTTTAAGGCATTTTAAGTAATTTTGGCAAAAAATAAAAGGCGGTTAAAAAACCACCTTTACTGGTGCAGGTAACTTGCAAGGGGGATAGGAATGGGGAAAATGGGGGATTTTGTTAGCTATATGTAAGCTACGGAGCATAATTATGAACAATTCAAGATAATATAAGACTATATTTTGTTGATTGCATTCACCAATTCTTTGGGGTTAATGTGGGTGTAAACCTTTTCGGTCAAGTCCATTTTCGACTTGTGACCGACTATTTTTTTGATGATTGTGTGGTTCACATTTGCCGATACAAGCATTGAAATGCAGGTGTGTCTTGTTTCGTGTATGGTGTGGTCCAAACCCAAATCGTTTTGCAGAGGTGTCCAGTAGTTGCGTTTAAAGTTATCGTATTTCAGCGGCTTGCCATTGGTGTTATTCAGAACATATCCACATTGAGAATCGCTGATGAATTTCTGCCAAAACGGCAGTACTTTGTCTGCTATAGGCACGGTTCGTACACCTGAATCGGTCTTTGAACTTTCAACAAAGAAAGTCTGTTCGTAAAGGTTTACATTTGAAATTTTTAGGTCGAGCAATTCGGACACACGCACTCCCGAATAAATCAGCATAAGCACTATTTTTACCGAATCAAGATTTGAATATTCCCACAAAAGATTTATTTCGCTTTCCGAAAACTTCCTGCGTGCTCGTTTTGTTTCATCTGACTTGGCATTGATTTTCAATTTTTCTGCAAGATTATTATGGAGCATATCGTGAAATATGCAGTATTCGTAGATTTTGTTCAACAGAATTTTAATTCGCCTAACCGATTGATAACCGTTGTTGCAGTTGTCGAGAACTCGTTGCATATCAATGATTTTTATATCGGACATCTTGCGATTGTATAACATTGAGCATTGTTTGTATGCCGCATTATACTGCCTTTTGGTGTTCGGATTTGTGTCTTCGGTGATGAACTCCTTGTACCAAAGTTCATGAATTTCTGAAAAAGTGCGTCTTGCCGAATCAACATCAAACGGGTTTTGATTGTAATCAGCAAGAGCGTTCAGAGCTTTCGGCTTGTTGGGAAAGTAGCCTATAACTCTGCGTTCCTGATTGCGTGTTTCTTTGTTGTAGCCTATTGTCACGCAGGCAACCCACGGATTGCGCCTGTTTCCGCTCAGCTTATAAACAGAGCCGTAGCCGTTAGGCAGTTTCATTTTATACACTCCTTTTGCTTAAAAAAGGGTGCAAAAATCCCTTGTGCTTTAAATTACTTGAAAAACACAAGGGATTGTGATACAATTATTTTGCATTAAACTGCATCATCTGCACCCTGTGTAGGTGATTCCGCTCAATTCGACTGGTACTCGAATTGAGCGGATTTTTTTATTTAATTCTATTTAATCGGCAGACCATGGCTGTCGGTGTATGAGCCTGCGGCAATTCTGATTATATCAACAATCCAGCCTATGCCGAAAAGTCCGCCTGTGAAGAGGTAGAGGATACCCATACCTGCTTTACCTGCATAGAAGCAATGAGCGCCGAGCATACCGAGAACAACACACAAAATCAATGTCATACTTTTATCTTTAGGACTGCACAACTGATGATGAGATACAGTCGGAGGGGCAGAGGTCGCCACATTTGGCTGATTATTGATTATGTTCTGAATAATAATTGGTTGCTGTTCTGCTTTGTTTTCGGGATATTCAAGTTCGGACATACAGTAAGGGCAAAGTCTGTATTCTTTGCCGACATTTGCACCGCAATTTTTACATACCATAGATAACACACCTTTCAAATAATAATGTCATAGTGTTTTATTTCTTAATCTATTAAGTTCCTCAATTTCATTTTTTGACAAAGGGACACTTAAATCTTCAAGTTCCGGACAATACATATAGTAACCTATGTAAATTCTGCACTTAGGACATCTTCCCGTGCGTAAAAATACTGGTAAATCATAAACATATGGGTGTGTATTATCTGTTTTGTTTATACTATAAATTTTATTGTCATACCCCTTACAAAAATCACAACTGTTTGATGTAGTTAATTGCATATAACTCAGGTTTAAGTTGTGCATTGCTTTAATTTGTCGTTTAAAGCTTTCGCACTCTTTAGTAAGTATAATGTCAGGAAACATTTCAGGATGTTCTTTTCTTGCCTTATCCTCAATTTGTTTTGAAAGTTCTTTGTTTAACAATTCGGCATACTTTATTACTCGTAGGTACTGCTTTTCAGTAAGGTGCATTTTCTCATATGAAAGAGAATCAGAAATCTGATTAGATTTTAAAAGACATTCTACCGCTAAATCTAAATCTCCGTTCGCTTTGTGATTGGTAGCGGCTTTCTGCAATAAAAACATAACCTCAGAGTTTATACACGGAATGGCTCTTATATTTTCAACAGTGCTTACATCATAACTACCACAAGTAACGGGTATTTTTTCTAAAGAAACGTCGCTTTGATTATCTGATTTTAGAGAATCAACAAATCTTAAATTTTCGTCGGTCAAATATGAACTGTATTTGTTGGATATATCTTCAAAAAAATTATTTATTTTATTTTGCTTGCCCTTATCAGTTTTCAATTTATTGGCAGCTAAAAGAGTGGATTTCCAATATCTAAGAATAAATCTATTTGTATTTTGCTCGTAGTTATTTTTCAATTCTTTTAGTTGTTCTTTTGGTAAAGGGTGTCCTGAAGTTTTTCGCACATTATATTTACAGATTTCTGTTAATATTTGTAAAGCCTTAATGTAATTATTAAAATATGATTCAGGCTTTGCCGAATCTCTTATCCATTTTTCAGCTCCTGCATAATCACAGAAAAGTAAATATACAGCATTATCAGAAGATTCATTTCTATATTCATTGATAAATGGGTTTTCAAGTAAAGCATTTTTAACAGCTTGTGGTAGCTGTTCATTTGCGTCAACTTCTTTTTGAACTTCTAATTCCTTTGGAGTATCTGTTTTTGTAGGAGAATCTATTTGTTGGTGCGGTTCTGTTTTATGTGATTTGAATAATTTATCTAAAAATCCCATATTATCCCAACTTTCTGTAATAAAAATAATGTGCAGAACAGGCACTATAAATTGTAAAAAATTTACGGCTACATCAATAAATTATCTCTGTAAAATTCCATTGCTTCAACCATAAATTTATTTGTGACATTAAAATATTCGGCAAGTTCCCACGGTTCTGTTATGCCGTTGTGAACCGCTTCTTTCAGCTCATCCAAAGGGATGAGCTTTTTTATTGTGTGTTTCTTTACTTTTTGTTCCATTTTCCCTTTTACGGTTAATGGAGTTGTGAATAAATAAAAAGCACCTAAATCTATGTGAACTTCTTCGTGAGCAAGCAAAACTGTTTCCTCGGCAGTAGTTTCAATCTTGCTTTTGTCAAGAACTACAATTCCGTTTTCGTAAGGAAAAGAAAATGCTTTTGCTTTGTCAGTTTTGAAATAATCAACAGTTATCCCTTTTTGTTCACATTCAAAATAAATATCCTCTAAAGTCATTCAATCATTTCCTTTTTGAGATTTCTTAAATTTGATATAGCTAAGTATATCGTTTTTAAAATCTTCGCTTTCTCCTTCCATTTCTTGATAAGCAGCATACGAAAGTTCATCAAAATTTGCTTTCGGAAGAGGGGAAGAAACCTTTCTTGCAACATCTTCAACTAACTTTTCAATCTGCTCGTGCTGTTTCTTTTCTTCTTCGATTTCCTGCTCAGTCATAAGTCTTTCAACAGGAACACCGAGATAATTGGCTATTTTAAGGCGAGTTTGGTATTTAGGTAAAACACCGTTTTTCCAATTGCGTATAGAACCTTTACTCAAACCAACTGCAACCAAAACCGCAGTAACTGTTGTACCGTTCTCTTTACATATTGAATCCAATAAATCAAAGAACACAAAAATGCACCTCTACTTTTGTGCACTTTTCACGAAGTTCATATAAATGCACTTAAATTTCAAAAATGCACTTGCAAAGTACACTTTTATGCACTATAATAAACTTGTCAAGACGATGTGGGGACATTAACTTGACGAAAAAAGGTGTGTGAATGTGCACCAACTTTGTAATCTAATTTTTTTAACTGATTAAATTATAAAGGTATAGTGCACATTTGTCAACCTAAATTATCAATAAAAAAGGAGGTAATAAATTGTGGATTTTTACAAAATTGTGTCAGATATATGCGATAAAAGAAATATAACACTTTGTTCGTTACTCTCTCAATTAGAAATGAGTAAAGCTAACATCCGAAACTGGCGTAATGGCGTTATTCCTAAAATTTCAGTAAGACAGAAAATTGCTGAAATCACAGATACACCAGTTGAAAACTTACTGACGAATGAAGAAAAGTCAGTTGTCAACGAAATTCTTAAAAAGAACAGTAGGTAATACCACACAATCAATAATACCACAATCACAGTCCCATTAAACGGACTTAGCTGAAAAGAGGTGAAGAAAGACGGAAGTAATAATAATTTTAGGACTGCTAATGCTTTGCACAGCTTTTGTTTCAGCAGTATTAGCTATAAAAATAGTAGCCGCCCATTTGTATAAAATAATAGACAGCTACCTTGATAAGCACGACGCTCAAATTATGGATCTGATTAAGTGGGCAAAGGACGAAGACAAACATCAATGAACGCTTTTCCAACAGGAGTAAGTTTTGCAACTCCTTTCTGTAAATCAAATTTTTGATTACTGTTATTTGATTTGTTTGCGGCTTCTATTTGATTTTTGAAATCTACTACTATAGGTAAAGAATCAAAAATCTTATAGACTGAATCATCAGTTAAGTATTGATCATATGCGATGCTTATAAGACCCATACGAGATAAAGACGATAAAGAAATTGATTGTTGCTCAATTGAATCGCAAAACTTATTACTACAAAAAATATTAGTTTGCAAAATTCTATGACCGCCTTTTTCAAGCTCCATCCTTATTTCGCATATTGGCAAATTTTCTTCAACTGAAAAACATTTTAGGTTTTGGGCATCTATAGGCGACATTTGTTGAATGATGTCAGAAAAAGACGGATGAATTTTTTCGATTTTTCTACTGTCGAATGAATTGACGATTAACTTTTCAAACATTTCACGAATTTCGTCTTCATTCATAAGGTATTTCGCTTTTTCAAGAGCAGGTCCAATAATCGATTCTCTCGATTCAACTTTATGTTCTGTTGGAATATTATCTACACCCTTTTGAATGTTAGCTTTAAAGTCTTCCAACTTTTTTTGGCGCTTTAATTCGGCTTTTATTGAAGCATAATGTATGCCACCTACAGTTAAGTTTATGAAATCGGCTAACAGACCACCTACAACTTTTGTTGGTGGATTTGTAAGATTACTTACTGCTTCTGATTCTAAAACAGCTTTTGTAACACCATAAGCAGTATCATTTATGTTTTGGTCACTCATATGTGCACCACCTTTCTAAATAAATAATAACATTATTTGGGTAATAAAGCAATAAAATATCGAAAAGCAGGTGAGAAAATGGCAAAACTTAAACTTATTGACACAAAGGACAAGTTCCTTCTTGAAATTGACGGAACAGAAATTCCGTATGTTACAAGCTATCAGATAACACGAACGGTCAGCGAGGTTGTACTGCTCAAACTGACACTCAGCGTAGCTGATGTTGAATCAGTCGAAATCGTTTCAGATAAAATTACCAACGAAAAATAGGAGGCGAAAAGTATGGACACAGTTCAGATGAACAAAAAAATCAAAGAAATTATGGATAGCAGTGATTTCTATCTGCTTTCTGAGGACGCCGCAAAGGCTATTGGAGTTGCTCCGCAAAAGTTGCGTGAACAGGCAAAGGACGAACCCGAAAAATTGGGCTTCAATGTAATTGTAGTCGGCACATCTATCCGTATTCCGAGAATACCGTTTCTCAATTATATTCTCGGTTCAAACCCGTTGAAAGGAGTGTAACAAATGTGGCATTTAAGAAACTATCCGACACGCAGAAAACTGCTCAAAGATGTGGAAAACCTCAGAGCAGAGAACAGACATCTCAGCATTGAACTGAGAAACGCAAGAACAGACCTTGCACTTGAAAAAACAGCGTCAAGCGGTTATCGTCACGAGAACAGAGAGCTAAAACGCAAACTCAAAGCCCTTGAAACGCCTGAATCCGAAGCATTCAATTTTGAATGTGTGGGGGTTGAAAATGCCAACGACTACAAGGTTGTTTGATGAAAAGAACATTTTGCGGACCTTAGCAAAATGTTTATCAAATATAAAGGTGGGAAAATATTTTGAATTACACTGATTTTATATCCTCAAACGGATACATATGCACTGAATCTGAGTTTGAAATTGCTAAGGCACACGCTAAGAACAAGTTGGCGGTTATTATCAGCCGATTTGGTGATGCAAACGGTGAACGCCTTGAGGATTATTACCTTGAACAGCTTATCAGGGAAGAACTCAGAGCTGAAAGAGTATCAAAGGCGTTGTTTGAAATGCAACTTGCAGGCAAAGAGAAATCCCGCATTGCTTAGGAACAGCAACACGGGATTAAACAAAAAGAAATTTAAACAAGCTCATTATATCATATTGAATCGAAAAATCAATAGTTAGGAGATATTAAAATGTGCGAAGTATGCAGAAGCACTCCGTGTAATCCGATGTGCCCAAACGCACCGCAAGTACTGGTAATGGGGCATTGCAGAGCGTGCAACGCAGAACTCAGATATGATTATACATATTTCAGAGATACAAATGATGATATTTTCTGTTCTCGTGAATGTGCCGAACTTTTTCACGGCATTACCGAGGAAGAATGGTCAATAGATTAAGGAGGTAACATAAAATGACCAAAATTACAGAACCCGTTAATTTGCTTGAAACTGCTGATATGGAAGAAGTAAAAAATCTGTCAACAGTTAATGATGCAGAACCTGATTCAACCGATTTAATTCAGGTAGCTCAGATTCCTGTCATCATCGAGAATCTCAAGCTGGTTAAATCTGAAATTGAGAAAAAGGTAAACACTGCCTGCGAAATGATATGTACAGACGAAAACTACAAGGAAATCAAGAAGTTGCGTTCATCGCTCAATAAGGAATTTGCGGAATTTGAAACTCGCCGAAAAGCGGTTAAATCGGAAATAATAACACCTTATGAGGCTTTTGAAACAGTTTATAAGGATTGTGTAACAAATCCGTACAAAAAGGCAGATTCGGCGCTCAAGGGCAAAATTAACGCTACCGAGCAGGAATTAAAAAGGATTAAATACGAAAAGTCTATGAGTTATTTTGAAGAATATAAGAAATCACTCGGTATTGACTTCGTAACATATGAGCAGGTTAATCTGAATATAACCATGAGCGTATCTCTCAAAAAGCTAAAAGAAACCATTAAGACCTTTTTGGACAAGGTTATGGATGACTTAAAGCTTATCGCAACGCAGGAGCACAAGGACGAAATCCTGTACGAGTATAAGCGGTCTTTGAATGTATCGGTTGCAATAACTTCCGTAACAGAGAGGTACAAGGCTATTGAAGAAGAAAAAGCAAGGGCAGAAGCCGAAAGAGCAGAGCGTGAAAAAGCCGAGCAGGCTGTGAGCAACACTCTTCACGAATATGAACCGTTTGTTGCAAATGTGCCTGAAGAAGTTGCTCCTCCGGTTGAAGAAATATCAGAACAGCCACAGCAAGATGAAAAAGTTCTGTCATTGTCATTCAAGGTTTACGGTACAAAATCACAGCTTAAAGATTTTGCACTCACTGTTAAGCAGTTAATCAACGAAAGGGGATTGCGCTATGAGTAATTATAATAATCAAAACAATCAGATTCAGCAGAGAAAGCCGAAGTTTTCGTCAATGCTCCAGACACAGGCTTTTCAGAAAAGTCTTTCAAACTCAATGAAAGACCCGAAGGAAATTCAGAAATTTACGGCGGCTATCACATCTGTGGTGAGTACAAATCCTGCACTCGAAGAATGCGATGCAGCTACAATTCTTTCGGCGGCTCTTTGCGGTCACTCTCTCGGACTTCCTCCGTCACCACAGCTCGGTCAGTATTATATGGTCCCGTTTAAGGACAGAAAGAATAAGCGTACAACAGCTACATTTGTTCTTGGCTATCGTGGCTATATTCAGCTTGCTATCCGTTCAGGACAGTATAAAAGACTTAATGTGGTGGAAATCAAAGAGAGAGAACTTCTTAATTGGGATCCGCTCACAGAAGAAATTACAATCAAAATGATTGAAGATGAAACAGAGCGTGAAACAGCTGAAACAATCGGATATTATGCTTATTTTCGCTATGTAAACGGCTTTGAGAAAGCTCTTTACTGGAGTAAGGATAAGATGAAACAGCACGCTATGAAGTATTCAGCCGGATATGCAAGCGATGTCAATAAGGGTACAAGTTACACTTTTTGGGCAAAGGATTTTGATGCTATGGCAAAAAAGACAATGCTCAGACAGCTTATAAGCAAATGGGGTATTATGAGTGTTGAAATGCAGACAGCATATGAAGCTGATAATCATATTATCAATGCTGACGGAACTCCCGATTATGACACCGATACCATGATTGATGCAGAAGTTCCTGCTGAAACACCTGAAATTTACAATTCATCTTCATCTGAACCGGATGAAGAACAGTTCTCTATTGATGATCTTGCAGAATGAAATGATTGATTTAGAGATAATAAGCACAGGCTCTAATGGCAACGCAGTCTTTCTTGACGGTCAGGTCTTGATTGACTGCGGAGTGCCGTTCAACAAACTTGTTGAGTGTGAAGTGGTTGACCGAGTTAAATATGTTTTTTTAACTCATCAACACGGAGACCATTGTAATGTTGCTACTCTAAAGCGACTGCTGTCCGAACACCCTTGTATTCGGATAATTTACCCCAATTATCTTTGCAAAAAGCTTTTTTTATTAGGTGATACCTCCTTTCAATACAATTCTTTCATAGTCGCTCAGGATAAATGGTACTCAATCAGCAATATTACTTTTTCAGCAGTACCACTTCGGCATGATGTTCCTAATATCGGCTGGAAGTTACACTTCAACACTCAACAGGGGATATATAAAGTTATATACGCAACTGATACATCGGAAATCGCTCATATAACAGCTAAGAACTACGATTTGTATCTTGTAGAAGCTAACTACTCAAAAACAGAATTACTTAATCGAATAAAAGATAAACGATTGAAAGGTCAATATGTGTACGAAGATAGAGTTCTTCGTACACATTTGAGCAAAGAAAAGTGCGATGAATGGTTGTATCAAAATATGGGTAATAACAGTTTCTTCGTTTATATGCACCAACATGAGGACTTAGTATGATTACATCAGCGAACATAGTATCTTATGACGGATATAACTTAATAGTAAGACCGCATGAGCGTATCGGCAGAGAACTTGCACAGAAACAAGTACATGAAATTGAACTCAGAATTGTTGACGGACGCACGATTTCTGCCGAACAGCGAAGAAAAATATACGCAATCATCAGAGATATAGCATTTTGGTGCGGAGATAATCCCGAATGGATTAAAGAATATTTCAAGTTTAATTTTTGCGGTGAATTTGGCATTGAATACTTTTCGCTGTCTGATTGCGAAAAAAGCGTAGCAAGAGATTTCATAAGCTATCTGATAGATTTTTGTTTCTACCAAAATATCGGAACAAGAGATACTCTGCTTAATGTTACAGATGATATAGGCAGATACTTGTACAGTTGTCTTGAAAATCGTAAGTGTGCAATATGCAATGCACCAGGTGAAGTTCATCATGTTGACAGAATTGGTATGGGGCGAGATAGGGAACAGATTGTACATATAGGATTAAAAGCTATATGCCTTTGCAGAAAGCACCACGATGAAGCACATCGGCACGAAAAAGAGCTGTTTGATAAGTACAAAATCTACGGTATAGAGCTTGATGAATATCTTTGTACAAAGCTGAAACTTAATACAAAAAGAAAGAGGTGATACAGTGAATGGCTGGACAACCAAAGCGAGGGCTTGACTTTGCGGCTTGGGATGTTCACTTGTTCGATGATGATGAGAGATTTGATGTGCTTATTGATGCACAGGGTTGGGACGGCTTTGGAGTATTTTTTTGGATTTGTACCAAAGCTTATGCAACAAATGGTTACTATTATGAGTGGCGAGAAGAAACCAGTGCTGCCACGATAGCGAAACGAATGAGCGGTGGAATTAAATCAGATACGGTAAATCAGGTAGTTAAGCTTTGCTTACGAATTGGGCTGTTTGATAACGGGCTGTTTGATAGGGAGAGCATACTGACCAACAAAATGATGCAAGAACGATATATGTACGCTATCGAAAAACGCTCCGTGCGAGGTCGCACAATAAATAGATTATATTGGCTTTTGAAAACGGAAGAAACAAAGGCTTATATAGTTATACCTGAAAATGAGCATAATCTCTCCGAGAATGAACATAATCTCTCCGAGAACGACACAAAGAAAAGTAAAGTAAAGGAAAGTAAAGTAAATAGAAATAATTATTATGCGATGCCGTCTGCAAATGCAGCCGACACCGCCGGTGAAAATATTTTTATTACATTACCTTTGAACGATAAGAGTAATTATCCAGTTTCAAAATCTGATGTTCAGCACTACAAAATTTTGTATCCTGCTGTTGATGTAGAACAACAATTGCGTTCGATGTTGGGGTGGCTCGAAGCTAATCCGAGCAGGAGAAAAACAAGAACCGGCATTAAAGGTTTCATTACTAAATGGCTTAATAAGGTCCAAGACAGAGGAGGTGTAGGATATGGATTCAATCCAAGCGATAATGTCAAGAATAATGTCACCACAGCGAGCGGAGGAAATTATCCAACGGGCGAGAAAGTCTTCTAAAGAACTCACTCCGAGAGAAAAAGCCGAACAAGAAGCAAAAGTGTTTAACTCAACACCCGGTAAGCTCATTGGCTATGAGTGCGAGAAATGTATGAACCGAGGCTATATTTACCGTGTAAAGGCAGGCGAAACGCCTTTCGGGCAGGTTACATATGATGTGGTTGCTTGCAAATGTGATTGTATGAAAATTCGAGATGAACTTCACAGAATGCAGAACAGCGGTCTTCAAAAACTTCTTAAACGATATACTTTTGAAAGTTACAAGACAACCTCAGATTGGCAGAAATATGTGAAAGATAAAGCATATGAGTACATTGACAAATGCTCTGATTGGTTCTTCTTCGGCGGTCAGCCCGGTTGTGGAAAGACACATATATGTACGGCTATTGTCGGAGCATTACTCAAAAAAGGCAAAGCACCTAAATATATGCTTTGGCAGGATGATATTACCAAAATCAAGCAGGCATCGAGTAATTTAGAGGTGTATGAAGCTCTCATAAATTCATATAAGCAAGCGGAAATTCTTTACATTGATGATTTCTTTAAAACTCGCAGGGGCGATTTTGTCTCAACAGCTGATGTCAATGCTACATTTAAGATTATCAATTACAGATACAATGAAGGATTGCCGACTGTCATAACATCTGAATTATCACTTGAACAGATTTCGCAGATTGATGAGGCTTTAGGCAGTAGAATTTCAGAAATGGCTAATCCGAAAATTTTTATTAAAGCCGATAAAAATAAGAATTACCGTTTTACGAGAGGAAATGAAAATGATGTCTGAAGCACAGGAGCAATGTAAACTCATTAAATGGGCGGATAAATGTGTGCAAATGAAAATACATCCTGAACTTTCAATGCTGTACGCTGTTCCAAATGGTGGCAGAAGAGATAAAGCCGAAGCCGCACATCTTAAAAGGGCAAGGAGTTAGGGCAGGTGTTCCGGATTTATGCCTTGCTGTGCCAAAAGGTAAATATCACGGCTTATATATTGAGCTTAAAGTCGGCAACAATAAGACTTCTGAACATCAGGATAAATGGTTGCAGAATCTTTCACGGTGCGGATACGCCGTAAAGGTATGTTATGGCAGTACATCAGCAAAGCAGACAATTGAAAAATATCTGCAATTGGGTGATTGATTATGAAATTGCAGGTTTGTCGAAAGTGTAAACACGAATATCATCCGTGTAGCATACGGAAATGCCCGTACTCTGAAAAAGGTTTGTACATCTGCGTTTACTGCTGTAAGCACTGTAGGTTTTGCAAGCCCGTAAGCACAGGCTTTGTCTGTGAATTTGAAAGGAGAGAAAGCATTGAAAGCGAGAATACCCGTTAAGCTGAAAAGAGAGACTATGGCGGAGATTAACCGCCTTGCAGATAGAGAATATCAGAAAGTCAAGGACAAGGAAATTGCGGACGCCACAAGGCGAATTTTTAAGACGATTGTATTTGCTTTGTATAAGGATTTCGGCTTTGGCCGTGATAGATGCGCAAAGGCACTAAAGTCTATGACCGAAATAATTGAACACTCTGACACTGACAAAGTGTTTTGGGAGCATATCGACCGTGTGGTTATCGACAAGCTGAAACTTGAATTTGAGAAGCGGGACTACACAGACAACGGAAAAGTTGTTAATTTTGAAGGAGACGAAGAAAATGATTGATTGTACGAAAACTACAAACTACTTCAGCGAAAAGAAAAGAATGGGTAGACAGGCGAGCGGAGTGTGCAAACTTAGATGTACAGATTGCCCTATGGGCATGAGGAATAACGGCATAGGTGTTACGTGTTCGGATTTTGAATCATCTTACCCTGAACAAGCAATCGAAGTTGTTCAGAGGTGGAGCAATGCGTATCCGCAAAAGACATTTCTTACGGAGTTCTTGAAGAACTATCCGAACGCTCAGCTTAGAATAGACGGAATACCTAAAGGTGTGTGTCCGTATGCCTTAGGACTGATAAACAGAGATGATTGTCAAAAAAAAGACCATAACTGCGGGTTGCATGTTATTGCCGAAAAAAAGGAGCGTGAAAAACAATGATTGAAAAAGAATTAAAAATCCGTGATTTTTGCGGTGACTATGCATTGGATATACCCGATTATAATGGTAGCAATTTCACTTTGTATTTCAATTCAAAGAAAAACGCCGAAAATGTAAAACGCATTATTGAGATTGACGGAAGCAAACCTAACGAAGCAACCGTGTGTGAAATGCAAGAGATTAAGCACGGAAGTTGGGAATATGACAGCGAGGGTGTCGACTGTGCAATTTATTTATGTTCTGAGTGTGGTAATTTTATTGCTCTTTATGCGGGCGTTTTTAGCGAGGGTATTGATTTGTATCCATATTGCCCTTACTGCGGAGCAAAAATGGATAAGGAGTGAAAATAATGACAAGAACTGAATTTGAAAAGTATTTAGGTAAGGATGTAACAATTACTCTGTATGATGGAGCGATATACGCAGGCATATTACACCAAACTGGCGAAAAAGCTTTTGCGGACAATCCTAATTTATCAGTGCCGTTAAATTTTTATTTTTGTATTGATGAGAATAATGAAGTAGTTAAAAATACTGTATTTAGAGTGTCGCATATCCAGAAAATCAGCTGCAATGAAAAGTTAAGAATGACAAATTTTGAAAGGATTAAATCAATGAGTATTGATGAAATGGCTCGAAGTTGTATAGACTTTTTCAGTTGCCCGTACGGAACTCCGTATGTCGGTTGTCCTATGGAAAAGCGATTCAATAACAGCTGTATTGACTGCACAAAACATTGGCTTGAAAGTGAGGTAGAAGAATGAGAGACATTAAAAATATTACCGTTAATTACGATAACGGCGAAATAGAAACCTTAAATAAAGGTGTAGTTGTTGGTTTTGATGAAATCGACAACGAAGAAGAAACTATCAAGGTCAGCTATCGAATGTGCGATATTAAAGGCAAGGATTTGTATTTGATTGTAAACGCTGTTATTGCGTTGGCACAGAAACTTGGTATGCTTGACGAGGAGGAGCGTGATGCGGATTGAAGGTTAAAGATTATTTATATTCGGTCAGGGTTTCGGATAAGCTGATCAGAACGAAAGAACACGAGCTGTCGAAACTTAGGCTGAATATTGCACAGGTATCGGTTAAGCAAAACGAACCTGTTAAGACATCGGGAGTTAATGACCCTATGCGGATTGTTGACAGGATTGCAGACCTACAGGCTGAAATCAATCGGGAGATTGACAATCTTGTACGGTTGAAAACTGAAATTCGCAGTAAAATCAACGCACTTGATGATTACCGTTACATTGCGATTTTGACCGAGTATTACATAAATTGTCATCGGTGGGAAGATATTGCAGAGTGTATGGAAATGAGCGTAAGGCATACCCTGAGGTTGCACGGCGAAGCGTTACAGGCATTCCGAAAAAAGTTCGATTTTTCGTAAAATTATTTTAAAATGTCATTGAATGTCACCCTTACCCTGCGTATAATGGTATTATGAAAGTTTGACAAACAGGACATATGTGAAACTCTCCTAAGATAAAAATTGCACAGACCGCTCTCGTTTGAGGGCGGTTTTGTGTTGTGTGTGGTTATTTTATACAAATTATTACTTTCTTAATTGTGCGGTTTACAGAAAAATGTAAAATTCGTTGAATTGTGTCAAATAATATGATAGATTAGTGGTATATAATAACTAAGGAGAGCTACATATGAGCGAAGAAAGTAAGGCAAAAACCTGTTTTGTTATAATGCCTATATCAGATCAGCCGAAATACCCTGCAGGTCATTTTGACAAAATATACGAACAGATAATTGTTCCTGCTGTCAAAGAAGCAGGATTTGAACCTATAAGAGCAGATAGCAATCAAATATGTGATTCGATAATGCAAAAAATTTTGAAAAATTTAGTTGAATGTGATATGGCAATTTGCGATTTAAGTTCAAGAAATCCGAATGTTATGTATGAATTAGGAATTCGACAAGCCTATGGTAAAAAAGTAGTTTTGATACAGGACGATGCTACTGATAAAATTTTTGATGTAGCAGGAATAAATACTGTTTTTTATAAGAGAGATAGGTTGTATGAAAATGTTATTAAGGCAAAAGATGATATTGCTAATGCGATAAAGGAAACTTATGAAAATGGTTCATTTTCGTTAATGAGTATAGCAAATTTAGAAAATGCAACTGTAGATAATTCCAAAGTTGATGAGGTCGTTTTCGATAGATTTATGATGAAATCAATATATTCAAAGTTAGATGCTATTGAAGATTCAATAAGAATGTTTTCTAATACGCCAAATGTTAGTGACGAATTAAATGTTGACCTTAATAATCGTGAATTTGCAAGCTTGCTTATGGAATGTCGATATGCATTGAGAAACAATCCCAATAATCTTGATTTACTTATTTCCTGTTATCAAAAATTGTTGAGAGTTAATAGTTTATTGATTAACAATAAGGACAATAAATTACTTACGCCTAAAGACTGTTTGATATTAAGAAATACACTGGCAGAATTGAATGACAGAATTAATGATTTAACGCTTAATACTGATTAATTGAGAGTGCATTTAGTACTCTCTTTTCTTTTGCTTATTTTTAGAATTTTCAGACAAAGAGAGGTGATACCGTGAAAGACAAATTAAATGCAAGGCAGAGAAAGTTTGCGGAATATTATGCGCAGAGCGGTAACACCGTTCAGAGTGCGATACAGGCAGGATATTCAGAAAATTACGCAAACGCAAGAGCATATGAATTGTTGGAGAATGTTGGAGTTTCAAAATACATCAAGGAGCTTTCCGATAAGCTCAAAGATGAGCGCATTATGAGTGCAAAGGACAGACAGGTTGCTTTGTCCGACATTGCAAGAAATGACGGGCAGGACACCTCCGACAGAATCAGGGCGATTGACACGCTCAACAAAATGACGGGCGAATACACCGTTAAGGTTGACGCAAAGGTTGAGCAGTCCGAAAAGCTATCCGATGTGTTCAGACAGTTGGGCGGTGAGGGGCTGAGTGAGTAACAAATTTCCGCTGTCACAAAAGTATATCGACTTTATCAACACAACAAATGTGTCGGCTGAATTTCTTGAAGGCACTACAGCCTCAGGAAAAACAACAGTCGGAGCAGGCGTTAAGTTTATGCGAATGGTGTCGCAGTCGCCGAAGAAGCTTCACGCAATTGCCGCCAAGACAACTGGTAAAGCCGAAGAAACCATTATTCAGCAGGATAACGGTATTCTCGACCTGCACCGTAACGCAGTTTACTGTGGCAACGGCGACAAGGACTACAAGCTCCCGCATATCAAGTTTGAGGGCAAAATTATCTATATTCTCGGCTACAGCAGTCGAGATAAATGGGAAATGGTACTCGGTGCGCAGTTTGGGTGTGTTTATATTGACGAAATCAACACTGCCGATATCGAGTTTATCCGAGAGATGTCAACCCGTAATGACTATATGCTTGCAACGCTGAATCCCGATGATCCGAGCCTGCCTGTGTATAAGGAGTTTGTCAACCGCTCCCGTCCTTTTAAAAAATATGAAAACGATGTTCCTCCCGAGATTACGGCGGAGCTTACCGAAGAACCTGTACCGAATTGGCGATATTGGTTCTTTTCTTTTGCCGATAATTTAAGTCTTACACCCGAACAGATTGAAAAGAAAAAGAACTCTGCACCGAAAGGTACAAAGCTCTATAAAAATAAAATCTTAGGTTTGCGAGGCAGAGCAACAGGTCTTGTGTTCCCGAATTTTGAGAGGGCAAGACATATCAAATCAAAAGAGTGGGCAGGAAAGTTTTTGAACTGTAACCGCAAGTCGGAACACTTTGTTCAGTTCACCGCAGGTCTTGATACCGCCTATTCGCAGAAGTCGCCTGACACTATCGCAATGACATTTTACGGCATTACCAATCACGGCAAGTGTGTTCAGCTTGATGAAAGAGTTTATAACAACGCTGAAATGCAAACGCCTATTGCCCCGAGTGACACGGTGAAGAATTTTATTGATTTTCTTGACCGCAACCGTGATGAATGGGGCTTTGCACGCACGGCTTTTATTGACAGTGCCGACCAAGCGACTATTACCGAATTTCAAAAGTATAAGCGACAGCACGGCTGTGTCTATGACTTTGCAAATGCATGGAAGAAAACGAAGATTATCGACCGAATCAATCTTGTACTCGGCTGGCTTGCCACCGACTGTTATTTTGTGCTTGAACATTGTAAAAACACGATTGCCGAGTTTGAAATTTACAGCTGGCGAGAAGATAAAGACAATACACCCGAGGACGGTCACGACCATTGTATTAACAGCGGTCAATATGCGTGGCTGCCGTTTAAAAATATTATTGGAAGTGAAATAAATGGGGCTGATTAACAGAATGGCTGAATCTATCAGATTGGGAATTAAAAACTTTTTGCAGATTACTCCTGCAAGCGACAAAACAATTACCGTCACCGAAGCAAGCAATCATCTGACCGAGTGCTTTATCAATCGCATTTGGTATTGGGGCAACAGCAGACAGCTTGCGGAGCTGTACAGGCAGATTGATACAAACAAAACTATGTTTTGGGCGGCAAAAAGCACAAAGGGGCTTGAAATCCGTAAAATACACACGGGCCTGCCGGCACTCATCTGCGAAACGCTTGTGAATATCGTAATTGCCGACTACAACGGCACAGATGTTACAAGCAAAAATTCAACCGCTTACGCAGAGCGTTGGGAAGACATTGAAAAGCAGAACAAATTGTCCGACACGGTTAAGCAAATGCTCCGTGACTTATGTGTTGTCGGTGACGGTGCTTTTAAGGTCAGCTTTGACACGGCTGTATCAGATGTTCCGATTGTTGAATGGTATCCTGCCGAAAACATCGACTTTACATATGTGCGTGGCAGAATCCGAGAGGTTAAGTTTTACACCGATTACACGCAAAAACACCGCCGTTACCGTTTTGAAGAAACATACGGTTACGGCTATATTCACTATGCTTTGTACGATGACAACGGCAAAGAGATTGACCTGCACACGGTTGACGCTCTTTCGTGGATTGATTCAAAGGGCGTTACATTTGACGAATCATATATGTGGGCTGTACCTGTCCTTTACGGCAAATCGTGCCACAAGGGCAGAGGTGCGGGCATTATCGGCATAAAAACAGACGCTTTCGACAGTCTTGATGAAGTGTGGTCACAGTGGATGGACGCACTCAGAGCCTGCCGAACAAAGCAGTATGTGCCTGATTGCCTTGTTCCGAGAAATCCCGAAACCTGTCAGCCGATATCGCCAAATCCGTTTGACAACCGATTTATCACCGTGGGCAACGATATGTCTGAAAACGGCAACGGCAACAGGATTTACACCGAAAGTCCGCAGATTCAGCACGAAAGCTATTTGAGTTCATACATTACTGCCCTCGACCTCTGTTTGCAAGGTATTATATCGCCGTCAACTCTCGGCATTGATACGAAGAAGCTTGATAATGCAGACGCTCAGCGTGAAAAGGAAAAGACAACCCTTTACACAAGGCAGAACCTTGTCAAAATTACGCAGAACGCACTTCAAAGCCTTGTTGCAGTTGTACTCAATGCAGACGGTGAACTTAACGGCAAGGGTATTGTTGAGGGCTTGGAAGTATCCGTAAACTTCGGCGAATATGCAAATCCGAGCTTTGAAAGTCAGGTTGAAACCGTGTCAAAAGCAAGACAGGGTGGTTTGATGTCAGTTAAAACCTCGGTTGATGAGCTTTACGGCGACAGCAAGTCGGAGGATTGGAAAGCCGAAGAGGTGCAGAGAATTAAGGAAGAACAGGGCATTGCAGGCGAAGAAGAAAAATCGGAGCTTGACGATGTGGACCTTACCGACACAGAAGAACCTGACAATAACGCAGATGATGAAGAAAATGCGGAAAATAATGCGAAAAAACCGAAAGCAATCCCGAACAGAACGATACACAGGTAAACAATGAGTGATTACAATATCAGAGAAGCCTTTGAAAAAATCGAAGATGAACTGATTGACAGCATGATGAGAAATTTCAGTCGTCACAGAGCCGAAGAAACCAAAGAGGGTTACAACTGGACACAATGGCAGGCTGAACAGCTCAAAAGTCTTGAAGAGTACCGTAAGCACAACGCAAAGAAATTCGGCAAGCGTTTCAAAACCATTAACAGCAAGGTTGAAGAGATGATTCGCACCGCCAAAGCTGACGGAAATGCAAGTCAGGAGGCAGAAATTCTTGAAGCTGTCAAGGACGGTTTCAAAGCCCCGAAAAAGCCGTCAGCACACAGCACAGCCGAGTTTTTTAAGGTGAATGACCGTAAACTTGACGCACTCATAAAATCGACCACAGACAATTTAAAGAGGGCAGAAACGGCAGTTTTGCGTATGAGCAACGACAAGTACCGCAAGGCGATTTTTAACGCACAGGTTACAATGAACACGGGTGCGGTTACATACGAAAAAGCCGTTGATATGGCCTGCAAAGATATGCTCAACGCAGGTCTTAATTGTGTGGAATACAAGAACGGTGCAAGGCATACGCTCTCGGATTATGCGGATATGGCGGTTAAAACAGCCAACAAAAGAGCCTATCTGCGTGGTGAGGGCGAAAAGCGAGCCGAATGGGGAGTATCCCTCGTTGTTGTGAACTCAAGACAGGGCGGTTGCCCCGATTGTGCAAAATATATCGGCAAGGTGTTTATTGACGATGTTTATTCAAACGGAAAAAAGTCAGACGGAAACTATCCGCTTCTCTCAACCGCAATCAAGAACGGTTTGTTTCATCCGAGATGTAAGGACAGCACAAGTACATATTATCCCGAACTTGATGATTTGGACGCACCGTTGTCTGAAGATGAAATCAAAGAGCTTGGCCGTCAGCGAGGAATTGAGGAAAAACAGCAGTATGCACAGCGACAGGCAGAACGCTTTGACCGCCGTGCCGAATACAGCCTTGATGAGGACAATAAACGCATTGCCCAAACCCGAGCCGATGAGTGGCACGATAGGGCTGATATGCTTGAAGAAAAGGCGAAACAATTTTCTTTGAAGACTGATGAACAAAAATATTACAGACCTGTTTTTAAGGAAGATATATCAAAAACTTTTGAACGCAAAATTGAGGGCGAAACAATTACAATTGATACCCACAAGGCAAATACATTGTGTGATAATGTTTATATTTCAGATAAGGTAAAGCTAAAACGAAAAGAACTTCATAATTTTGATATGCAAGTGAGAAAAGCGTTTGATATGCTCGGAGAGGTTGAAACAAGCGGAAAGCCTGAAATTTGTATTGTCACTCCCGAAGAAATGCGAGTAAATGCTATTGCTTCATATATGCCAATGCAGAATGTTCTAAATGTCAATTCAGCATACTTTTCAACAAGTGATTTGTCAGGCTTACAAGAAAACTTGGCTTGTCCGCAAGACGGATTGAGTACAATTCTTCACGAACTGATTCATTGGCAAGACGCTAAAAATTACAGAGCAAAATTCGGAAGTATTAACGATTATTTTGAATATTGCGATTACCTTAATAAAATTTATGCTCCAAAGGTTGAAAAATTGATAAATAACGGTTATAATATAGAGGATATAAGTGAGTATGCTTTTGAATGCTTAAAAGATAAAGCTATGGATGAAGTGTATAACGAGTACAGAGTCAGCAAACTTTTAGGGTGATGATAGTATGAGATTGATACAAACTGAAGAACAAAAATCTCTATGGAATGCGTTTAAGCCGTACCTTGTAACAAATGGTTTAAATGTCACTTTGCGTGAAGATGCTCCACAAGAAGCTAAAGATGCTGAAGCACTTTACAGTAAGCTTAGAGAGAAACAAAAAATGCAATATCTAAAAGATAGTGGCATAATCTAACCGCTCCGTAAAAAGGGCGGTTTTGTTATATGCAATTCACAAAAACAGCATAAAATTACGAATTGAGCATTTTATAATCGACAGCAATGTTGATTATAGGGTGCTTTTTGCATTTAAACCCGTCGATTTCGACCGGTTTAGAAAGGTGGTGACAGAATGAAAATCAGAGTAACAACAGCATTTAATGACAGGCAGAACGGTTATGTAACCCGACCTGTGAATGAAGTTTTTGAATGTTCCGAGCAGAGAGCAAAGGAACTCATTGACGGCGGTTTTGCAGAAGAGGTCAAGTCTGACGCTCCCAAAAAGCCGAGAGCCAAAGCAGTTAAAACAGAAAAAACAGAAAAAGCGGATTAAGCACTTTACGAATATGTAAGGTGCTTTTTTATTGTCCGAAGACATTAAACTACGGGAGACACCGTGCAAAACTGAAACAGAGAGACACTCTATAAACTGATTACGGGAGACACCCGAAAAACTGAAAGGATATGAAAAAATGGCAGAACCAAATCCAACACCAACCCCCAATGAACCGACACCTGCATCGCAGGGAACTCCACAGGGAAACGCTCCTGCCTTTGATTATGACAAGCTCGCAAGCCTTATTACAGGCAAACAGAGCGTGACAGAGGACACCGTTTTGAAGTCTTATTTTAAGGAGCAGGGATTGTCAGCCGATGAGATGAAAGAGGCTATCGGTGCTTTTAAAAAGCAGAAAGCCAAGAACACTCCCGACTTTGCAAAAATGCAGTCGGAAGTTGAATCTGCAAACAACGCAAAACTTATGGCAGAAGTCAACCAATCGGCAACTCTCGAAGCCGTAAAACAGGGCGTTGACATTGCAACCGTTCCGTATGTGCTTAAAATTGCAGACTTTTCAAAGGCTGTGACAGACGGCAAGGTTAATGCGGAAAAGCTGACAGAGGCTGTTAAAAAGGTGCTTGACGATATCCCCGCACTCAAGGGCAAACCTGCCGAGAACGGCACAGGAGTTAAGAAAATCGGCGGTGACGGCAACGGTACATCGGACGGTACAAAACCAAAGGCAAATGTTCCTACCAAAAAATGGAACAGATTTAATATTTAACCAAAGAAAGGATTGAAAAAATCATGGCAAACACAAATAACTATGCCGAGCAGTTCAGCCCTGATCTGCTCGAAATTCTTGTTCAGGGCACACTTACATCACCATTCATCACTTCAAATGTAAAGTGGGTTGGCGCAAGAACTTTCCACTTCACACAGATGAGCACATCAGGCTTTAAGAACCACAATCGCAACGGCGGTTGGAACAAGGGCAAGTATGTTCAGACCGATGTTCCGTTCACCTGCGAACACGACCGTGATATTGAGTTCCTCGTTGACAAGGCAGATGTCGATGAAACAAATTCGACTGCAAGCGTTGAGAACATCTCAAAGACATTTGAACAGACACAGGTTGCTCCCGAAACAGACGCACTTTTCTTCTCAAAGGTTGCAACAAAGGCTCAGGCAACAGACGGATATCATTCTTCAACAAAGACATCGGAGTGGACTAAGGAGAACGCTTATTCAAAGCTCAAAACAATTCTCTCTGCCGGCAAACTCCGCAGATACAAGGCAAGAGGCACACTTGTTGCCTATGTGATATCTCACATTATGGACTGCCTTGAACAGTCAACAGAGTTCACTCGTAAGATTGAGCTTACACAGATTGCAGAGGGCGGTATCGGCATTGAAACAAGAGTGACCGAGATTGACGGTTGCCCTATCATCGAGGTTATTGACGATGAGCGTTTCTACGATAACTTCAACTTTAACCCCGATGACGGCGGTTTTGAGCCTGCAACAGGCGCTCACAAAATCAATGTTCTTGTTGCTTGCGGTGAAACCTGCAAGACTGTTCCGAAGATTTCAAGCATTTACTTCTTTGCTCCCGGCTCACACACAGAGGGTGACGGCTGGCTCTATCAGAACCGTTCGCTTTCCGACACATTCGTGTTCCCGAATGGCAAGGACGGCAAAATTGACAGCATTTATGCCGATGTTGACACAACGGCGGTTGCGTAATGTATGCCGATTACATTGAACAGCAGGGCGGAGATGAGAACAGCGTTATCTCTGCCGAACACATTGATGTTCTGACTTTTAACCGCATTGATTTTGAAAAACTTTCGGAAATGCAGAAGAGAATCATCGGCAGAGTGCATAGCAGACTTACTGCTTTTGAAGAAGAAAATGCCGATATGATTTCTTCCTACCTGAAAAGCTATTCAATCAACGGCACATCAATGGAATTTGGCGCAAGCTGGAACTTAATGTGTATCAGCGGAGTGGCAATTCCTGCCGACCTCTATGCGTTGCTAAAATCAACAGGACTTTGTTATCCTGCAATCTGAAAGGTGCGTGAAAACCGTGAAATTTCCGTCACTTGTAAAAAAGCAGTTCTGCAAAACTCCTGTCGAGGTCACAATCTACGGTGAGGGTGTTACCGAAGACGGAGCACCCCTGACCGTGTTTGAATGCAAAAATCTGTATCCCTCCGACAGCTTGTACCCGTCAGCAACCCTGCACGGTGGCTCTGCCTTGTGTAATATGCAGTCAAAGGCAAAGACGGTCTATACCAAAGAGCAGAAAATTGTTCAGGTGTCGGCTGTCTTGCTTTTTGACGGCGACATTGCTCCCGACAGCCCCACTTTAAGCGGTGGCTTTGTAATCCTTGACGGCGTAAAACGAAACATCGTACAGGGTACAAAACACCTCAACCCTGACGGCAAAGTTAATTTTACGGAATTGGATGTGATTTAATGGGATTTTCAGTATCATCAAAAATCAAACTCAATATGCCTGCAGTAAAACAGCTTGATAAGGCAAAGGTTGCCGCCCTGAGAATGACAGGTGACGCACTTCTTACACAGGTGAAAAACACGCAGGTAATGCCGTTTGATACGGGTAATCTTCAGAACGAAAATACCTTTGAAGATTGTGCGCAGAGTTGGAACGGCACGGTTAAAATTGTGTCAAGCACTCCGTATGCAAGGCGGTTGTATTTTCATCCCGAGTATAATTTCAGCCGTAAGGAAAACATTGCCGCCGGCGGTAAATGGTTCGCTCCGTGGCTTGAGGGTGGTACACGGCAGAATTTTTGCAGTCGGGCATTTGTGAGATTTTACAGAAAGGAAGCAGGACTTTGATTTACTTATCGGACATCAGAGATTGGCTCAAAAGCGTTACCTCAGCCGAGCATTATTACATCGGCAAACTTGACAACAAGCAGGACAGGTCAATCGGTGTGTATTCATTAAAGCAGTCGGGAACACCCACAAGGGCAATCGGCGGTGAAAGCACCTACGATACAATAAGCGTGTCTTTGCTTATCCATTACACCGACAACGCAAGAGAAACCGAGGAGTTTGCACGCAGACTTTACGAAACGCTTTACGGCATTAAAAATGTTGAAATTAAGGAACACAAAATCTATATAATCGAACTGCTCACGGAAGAACCCGTTGATGTGGGAACAGACGACAAGGGTGTGTATGAGCAGGTCATTGAAGTTAAATTTTATTACGAAAGGAAGTAATTTTATGGCAAAAGTTGAATCGGGAGTATTCCCGTGCTATGAAAATCAGTTTGCGGTTGGCAAGGCAGGAACAGAATCCGCCACGACAAATATTGCTAACTGCGAAGAATTTTCTGTTGCATTTGACAACGGTGTCGAGGAATGGACAGCCTTTGAAAACGAGGGCTGGAAGTCAAGGCTTATGACAGCAAAGTCAATCACAATTTCGGTAAAGGGCAAGCGTACAATCGGTGACGCAGGCAATGACCAGATTGCCGCCCTTGCATTTGAAAACGGCAGAAAGACAGAAGTTTCGTTTATGTGGACCTTCCCTAACGGTGCAACCGTCCTCTTTAAAAATGCAGTTGTATCCGTTACATCAAACGGTGCAGGCGCAAGTACGGGTGTTGCTCCGCTTGAATTTGAAGTTATGTCAAACGGCAAACCCGTATATACAGCAGCCGCTTAAAAAACGAAAGGAATGAACGATTATGTCAAAGTTAATTGATATTACAGACAAGCTTAATTTTGAGGAAAAGCCGAGTGTCAGAGTTAAAAATGTTGACCTTGCAATCAACAATGACGCAGTTTCAATGCTCAAAGTTGCGGCACTTTTTGAGGACGGCAACGGTAAAAGTAAAGATGTTATCGAAATGTATCATCTTCTTTTTGATGAATCCGAGAGAGAAAAGATTGAAAAGTTAAAGCTGAATATGCACGATTTCAACGCCCTTATCAGCGAATCTGCCAAAATTGCAACAGGCGATTTGACTGACGAGGGGGAAGCTCAGACCCCGGCTACGACCTGATTGATGACTTTGATTTAATCGTGTCGAGCTTTCGCTCGGAGTACGGGGTCAGCATTTATTCAAAGGATTTTGCTAAAATGAGTTGGAATGAGTTCTGCTCACTTCTGCAAGGCTTAGGACCCGAAACACCGCTTGCAAGAACGGTTCAAATTCGCCTTGAAACCGACAAAGAAGTCTTGAAAAACTTTACTTCGTCACAGCATAAAATCCGCAACAAATGGCGGTCAAGGAATGTAAAGCACTATTCAGACGAAGATATGAACACCGTTCTTGCAGAATTTCAAAACTTCTTCGCTAATCTGTAAATTTGTACATAATTTTCGCTGTATCTACAAAATTCTTGACAATGTTAATATATAGTGATAAAATGTAACATACACTAACAAATTTATTAAGGAGAGTGTATGTTTATGAAATGTCCACATTGCGGAAACGAATTAAAGGACGATGCAAAATTTTGCGACAAGTGCGGTGCAGGCTTTGGCGGAAACGATTCAACCTCGGCAACCGTAAATCCTGTAAATGCGAAGAAGAAAATTTACAAGCGTTGGTATTTTTGGGTTATTATCGTTGTTGCTATTATGATTGTTGGCGGTGTAAACGGTGCAATTAACGGTAACAGCGGTTCAAACAAATCAAAGCAGGAAACTACTGTTGCAAATCAGAGTTCAGAAAAAACAACTGAAAAAGCGACAGAAGCACCGACCACAAAAGAAGTTGCAACAGAAAAGCCTACTAAAGACCCGAAGAAGGTTGAAAAAGAATTTAAAGACGGTTGCAAAACAGTCGACTTTAAAACTCTTTCAAGAAACCCTGACAAGTACAAAGGTAATGACTACAAGTTTGAAGGTCAGATTATTCAGGTTCAGGAAGGCTGGGGCGATTCGGTTGACCTGAGAATCAATATAACCAAAGAAGAAAATGAGTATCTTGATGAACCATTGTGGACTGATACAATCTACGCAACTGTAGAAATTCCTGACGGTGCGGACAAACTCCTTGAAGATGATGTAATCACATTCTGGGGAACTTGTGACGGCGACTATACATATGAAACCGTAATGGGCAACAATGTGTCACTTCCGAAAATCGACATCAAATACTACGAACTCAACAACTAAAACAAAAAGCCACTCCAAATGGGGTGGCTGTTCTTTTGCAAAATTTTATTAGCGTACATCATAGCGGTGTGCGCTGTTTTTATGCCTGTTTTTAAAGAATCTAAAATGAAAGGAAGTGGTGAATATGGCGACAAAGGCGGGTGAAATTGAGCTTGATGTCAGGCTTACAGGTGATGATATTTCCAAAACATTGCATAAGATTTCCGATTCAATTACAAAAAAGTTTGATTCGGCGTTTTCAAGTCTTTCAAAAGATTTTGAAAATGTAAGCACGGATATGAAACAGTCCTTTTCAAAGGTTGCGGAGGGCGTTTCTCAGAAAACCGAGAAAGAGTTTTCAAACATCAAAGGCAGCGGTGAGCAGTTAAGCAATTCGGTTTCATCTTCGTTTAAGAAAATAGGAATGGCTGTGGTTGCCGCTTTTTCTGTTGCTAAAATCAAGGAGTTCGGTCAGCAGTGCATTGAATCGGCTGCGGAAGTCAATGCGGCAAATTCGCAGTTTGAGCAGACATTCGGTACAATGCAGTCGCAGGCAGAATCAGCCATTCAGAGCGTTGCCGATCAAAGCGGTATTCTTGAAACCCGATTACAGGGTGTCGGCACAAGCATTTATGCCTTTGCAAAAACTACGGGTATGGACAGTTCAAGTGCTTTGGGTATGATGCAGGAGGCTTTGCAGGTAACAGCCGACAGTGCCGCATATTATGACCGTTCGCTTGAAGACACCGCAGAAAGCCTGAAATCGTTTCTCAAAGGCAACTTTGAAAATGATGCCGCACTCGGTTTGTCCTGTACTGAAACCACACGAAATGCGGCGGCTAATAAGTTGTATGGCAAGTCATTTATGGATTTGTCGGAATCGCAGAAACAGCTCACGCTTTTGCAAATGGTTAAGGACGCTAATCAGCTTTCGGGTGCTATGGGACAGGCAAGCCGTGAAGCAGACGGTTGGGAGAATGTAACAGGCAACCTCAGAGAAAGTTGGAAACAGCTCCTTGCCGTAGTCGGTCAGCCTATTCTTCAGGTGGCAACTCAGGTTGTAAAGCGGTTGAGTTCCGCACTTGCAACTTTAACGGAATATGCCAAAGGTGCGGTTGAATCGCTTTCAAAGGTCTTCGGCTGGGATACAGGCAACAACACCGCAAGCAATATCAAATCTGCGTCCGATTCTGCCAAAAGCCTTACGGATACGGCAGATGACAGTTCAAAGTCACTTGATAATGTTCAGAAAAGTTCCGAAAAAGCAAAGAGAAGTGTTGCGGGCTTTGATAAGCTGAATGTGCTTTCAAGCTCTGACAGCTCATCTTCAAAGTCAGACACCTCCTCATCAAAAAGCTCTTCAGGCGGTTCATCAGGCGGAGCTGTTGCAAAGAATGTTGTCAAGGACACAAGCAAAAACCTTTCGGGAGCATTCAAAAATCTATACGAAAAAAGCGGATTCAAAGGCTTTGTCGAGAATGTACAGAAAGGTATTAACAAGGTTGATTGGTCAGCTATAGGCAAGAACTGCAAGACCGTTTTTGATAATGCTGTTCCCATAGTTCAAAAGGCATTCGGCACAATGCAAAAGGTCGGTTCCGCAAAACTCGGGGCAATTGGCTCCGCATTCGGAGCGGTTGCGACAATCGGCGGAAAGTCGTTTCAGACCATTTCAGGCGGTGTTGCTAAGTGGATTTCAAAAGACAGGGAAAAGATTATCGGCTTTATAGACACCATAGGCAACAATCTTACAAACGGCTATAACAACCTTTCAATCTTTTTTGATAATTTCGGTACACTTGCAGGCAATGCAATTGACAATGTTCGCCCTCAAATGGAAGAATCAATTTCCAATCTTTTAAGCGATCTTACAACCTTTGCGGGCTCAGTCGGCGAAGTTGTTTCGGGTGCGTTTTCAACTGCAACCGAAAGCCTTGTTGAATGGACTGAAAATGACGGTGCAACAATCACTGAATTTCTCGAAAATTTACAATTGCAGTTTGCAGATGTGTTTAACTTTATCGGTCAAATTTTCGGAGATATCGGAACAATTATCAGTAATTGGTGGAACGGCAACGGACAGCAGATTTTTCAGAATATCTGCAATATGTTTACCAACATTGGCACAACCCTGATGAATGTTTACAATCAATGGATTAAGCCTGCGTGGGATTTTATCGTAGCAATAGTAAAGTCAGCTTGGGAAAACTGGCTGAAGCCTGTTTTTGAGGGTGCAATAAACTTCTTCGGCAAGGTTGCAGACTGTGTTTCAACCGTGTGGAATAACTTCCTGTCACCGTTTGTAAACTGGCTTGTCAGCTTTTGGGGACCTATATTTCAGAATGTTTTCAATGCCGTAAAAAGAGTGTTTGATAATGTGTTTACATTTATCGGTGGGTTGGTTACCTCTATACAGAAAACATTCGGCGGTCTTATTGACTTCATTACAGGTGTTTTCTCAGGCGATTGGAAAAAAGCATGGCAGGGTATCTACGACTTCTTCAAAGGTATTTGGGACGGCATTTGTGCCGTGTTTAAGTTTATTATAAACGCTATCATTGACGGCATAAATGCGTTGTGGACAGGTATTTATAATTTCGTTTCGGGTGTTGTTAATTCAATCGGCGGAATAGCCGGTATTATCGGAGCGGCTTTTGGACAGGATTGGAGTTTTTCAATGCCTGAAAATCCGCCTCTCATTCCGAGATTTGAAGAACCCACGGAATCACCGGCACGAAAATTTGCAAAAGGCGGTATTGTTAAAGCTCCGACACTTGCGGTTGTCGGCGATAACGCAGGTGCTAACAGCGGTAACCCTGAGGTTATTTCTCCTCTTAACAAGTTACAGGGTATGCTCGACAATTCGGGCGGTCAGGATACAGTGATTCTCACACAAATTCTTGACCTGCTTAAACGCATTTATGAAATGTTCATTATCTTTCGCAATAACGGTGGCAACACTTATTCGTTTACTGCCGAGCTTGAGGGTTCAACGCTTTTTGAAGAAATGATAAGACAGGATGAGCTTTACAGACGCAGACACAACGGTAAATCCGCATTTGCATAAAGGGGGAAATGATATGTCAAATTATAACGGCTATTTGCTTAAATTCGGAAACAACATAATGCCGAATAAGTACATTACCGCATTTTCGTCAACTCCGAATCAGCGACTTGAAACTTCTGCGGAACGAGATCAGAACGGTACGCTTCAAAGGGCAACGCTGCCAAATTACAAAACAAAAATTTCGTTTTCAACTCACATTCTTCATCTTGACGAAAAGATTGATTTTCAGTCGATTATCAACCTCTCAATGGCGAATAAGTTACAGAGGAAGTGCAGGGTAACTTATTGGAACGATGAAACGAACAGCTATTACACCTCTTATTTTTATATTCCCGATATTGAATATACCGTAATGGATGCCGAAAAGAATGATATAACCTATCAGCCGATTACTGTTGAGCTGATTGAGTATTAAGGGGTGATTCTTAAAAATGCTTGTATCTAAAGAAATTGCTGATAAGCTGAAAACAAACACACTTTACAACACCGTTGCCCTGCATTCTCCTGACGGCAGTTTTGAGGATATAACAGGTGAAAGTATCGTGCTTGACAGTTTTTCGCTTGAAAATGAAATCGTTGAAAAAGAATTGAAATTCGGCGGTTGCATAGCCTCTGAAATGAGCGTGAAACTCATTGATTATGATTGCTCGGCTTTGATAGGAAAGACGGTACAGGCCATCATAACGGCAACATATCTTGAATCAGAGTTGTATCCGTCAGATGATTTGTACCCGTCAAATACTCTTATTTGTCCTGCCGAAACAGGAACGGTTGAATGTCCTGTTTTCTACGGTAAAATTCAGTCGGCTCAAAGAGATAAAAAACAGCGTAACATCGTCAAAATCACAGCCTATGACGCTTTTTATGATATGTCAAAGGTGGATATGTCTTTGTGGTTTGCAGGCAAAGAGAACGAGGATGGCAGTTTTGCTTATGGTTACGCGCACTATCAAAAAGACGATAATTTTAAGAACTTTTATTCAATAATCGCAGAATTTGCCAAAGATTATGCAATTACAGGGGTTTCACCGCCGAGCTTATCTGTCTTTAGTGTACCGCTGAAATTTGATGATACCTGCGTGGAAAAGGTTATAAAGGACATTACCTTGTCAGATTTAATCCAAGCTTATGCAGAATTAACTTTGAGCTTTGCCGTTATAGATGCCGACGGAAAAATGCGTTTTAAAAGGCTGTATTCTCAATCTTCCGTTGAAACAATCGATTCGTACAAAGATTTATCCTTTGAAGATTACGAACTTGAGCCTATCCGTATGTACAGTGCTAAGTTTGCTGATAAAAAAGCGTTTTTGTATGGCAACAGTAACGATTTTTCGTGGTATGTTTCCGATAACATTTTGATGAGGTGCAGAACAACAGCAAGTGATATCGGCACAAAATATAATTCTGTTAATTTTTTTGGTGATGTATATAAATATCGCCCGACAAAAATTAAGCTGTTTTCGTATTGGTGGCTTGAGGCAGGCGATAAGTACACAATTAAAACTCCGTTTGAAGATTTGCCGACAATCGAAACATTTGTGTTCAATAAGAAAATGGACGGATTTATAACTGCCCTCACATCAAAGGGCGAAAAACGATTAGGAAAGGAAGTAAAAGAAAATGAACAAATACAATAAAATTGTCTTTGTGAACGGCTTTGCTCCGTCCCTCAATGCCGATAACCTCAACCATATGGACGAGGGGATTGAACGGGCAACAGACGGGGCAATTGCACTTGAAACCGAAATAGCCACGGCAAGAGGCGGTCAAAATTCACTCGGAGCAAGGCTTGATAAAACAGACAAGAGTATTGCCCGAAAGCTCGATTCAATGCCGTTTGACAGCGAGCCAAAAAATAATAGCCCGTGTTATCTCACAAGTGGTACGGTTTACAATGCTCTGCTTGTTAAAGCAGATAAAACCGCCTTGGCGACTAAATACGATTCGTCAAATATTGAAAGCGGAACATCAAAGCTTACACCTTATTCAACCGTTACCGATAAAATCAAAAGTGCAAGCTGTACATATAAGACGATTGGTGACATCGTAATCGTCAGTGCAACGGTCAAAATGAACGCAGTATCTCTTGGCGGCAATAGCATGTGTCTGCTGATTGATTTGCCGTACAAATGTATTTCCGAGGACAATGTTTTTTGTGTCGGTATTTCAAACCTTGGCAAGCTCTTTAAATTTGCCATTCCGAAAAATAACACTTGGCTACAGTTTTCGACTCAGGATAAGACCGCATATACATTCGCAGACGGCGAGCAAATTAATGTGATTTGCTTGTACAAAATTAAATAACGGAGGTATGAAAAATGGAACTTAAAGAAAAAATCACACTTGATATGCTCACAAAGGACAGCGTGTCGGTACTCAGACAGCAGTTTTTGACCTTTAACGGTGAAGAAATGCAGGTTGGCGGAAACATCCGCAACGCATACATGAACAGCAAATCGGGCAGAGAACAGCTTAAAACGGTGCTGTCAGACGAATATTACAATGCCGTTATGGCAGTTTGGGGCGATAATCCAACCATTGACGAGCCGACAGAAAGCGAGGTGTAAACAATGAAAGAAAACATTTTACAGGCATTATTTGCCACGGTATGCGGTGCTATTGTCGCATATCTTAACATCTTGCTTGTGCCGTTTGCGGTGATGATTGCGGTAATGATTATCGATTATATCACAGGAATGGCACAGGCATACATCAGCCACACGCTGAACAGCCGTGTCGGTGTAACAGGTATTATCAAAAAGGTAGGCTATATCGTAGCCGTAGCGGTCGGTATTGTTGCCGACTATCTCATCAGCTCGGCACTTGTCAACTGCGGAATCGACCTGCAAATTAACTACTGTATCGGCATGATTGTTACGATTTGGTTTATCATCAACGAGTTGATTTCAATTTTAGAAAACCTCTCGGAAATTGGTATTCCATTGCCGAAATTTTTGGTGTCAATCGTCAAGAGATTAAAGACAACAGTCGAAGTAAAAACAGACGAAAGCGAGGAATAGTTATGAGTAATTCAAAACTTGTTAATTACACAAAATTAAGCCCAAACCACAGCGGTAAACGCACACACAGTATCGACCGCATTACTCCGCATTGTGTAGTAGGTCAGTGCAGTGTCGAAACCCTCGGCAACATCTTTATGAACACAGCTTGTGAGGCAAGCTGTAACTACGGAATCGGCTATGACGGCAGAGTGTTGCTTTGCGTTGATGAAGGTAATCGTTCTTGGTGTTCGTCAAGCAATGCCAATGACCAGCGTGCAGTTACAATCGAATGTGCAAGCGACACAGTAGCTCCGTACACCATGAACAGTAAAGTGTACAACAAACTTATTGCACTTTGCGTTGACATTTGCAAGCGTAACGGCAAGACTAAACTGCTTTGGTTTGGTAACGAGGACAAGACTTTAAATTATTCGCCGAAGTCGGGCGAAATGGTCTTGACTGTACATAGGTGGTTTGCAAATAAATCCTGCCCGGGCGACTGGCTCTATAACAGGCTTGGCAATCTTGCAGACGAAGTAACTGCACATCTCGGCGGTAAAACATCAAATAAGGAGAATGAGGAAATGATTAAATACGGTTCACATAATACGGCAACACTTGCATTCAAGAAACAGTTGATTACACTCTACAATATGGGTATCATCAAGACGAAAGTCGATAATTCAAATGGTTTCGGTGACGGCACTCTGAAAGCTGTTAAAGAAGCACAGAGAGCAGGTAAGGTCACAGTTGATGGTATTGTCGGCGAAAAGACAATCAATGCTATCTATCATCTTATCAATGATTGCAATTGGGCTAAAGATAAGAAAATTGCAAATGCAAAGAAAGCGTTAGGTTAATATTACATATCCATAATAACGCCCCTAAAAGTTATTATGGAGGTAAAAAAATGCGTAGCTTTATCGGCTGGATTGGTGGCAAAAGTCACCTTAAAAATCAGATTATTTCACTTATTCCCAGTGACTGTAACCGCTACATAGAGGTGTGTGGCGGTGCAGGCTGGGTCTTATTCGGTAAGGA